TTTTGCGAATAATAAAGGTACTTCATTGGCGTAAGCGTGAATTGGAACGGAACAACTGTAAGAATTTCGGAAGTGCTAATTCGTTGATTGCGGCTTAACACCTGCCCAACAAATCGTTGATCGTTAATTCCAACGCTTTCGGTAATTGCTAGTATTTGGTTCAAACTCATTTCATCACCTACTTGTTGGCATACTACGCGCCGCCGATTGGTTCGCCGCATAGATGGTTGATTTATTTTGTGTCAAAAATTGAACCGCCGATTGCGTATCAATTGCGGAAAGGTTTTGCACCACCGGCGCGTTGTAAACAACCTGGGGTTGGCTTCCCATCACGCTTGAAAGTTGTTGGTTCGGAATTACCGTTCCCCCTTGGCGGTTAGGGATGAACAATTCCGCACCATTTTCGCCAACCATTGTTGGTTGATTGATAAAGCCACCATCCGCCGCACCTGGTAGGCTTGCACCACCAAATCCAAAAAAACTCATTCCCATTTTGAACAGTTGCATTGCCTGCATCTTCAATTGGATTGCAATCAAATCTTGAATGATTGATTTTGCAAAATCCTTGAACGAAAACTTGCCGGTACGAACGAACGCATCAATTGCGGAATTCATGTTTGAAACAACCGCGTTAAATGATTCACCACCAACGCGGGCATAATTTTCCGCATCTTCGGAAAACTGCCGGAACGCCTGGTTCCAACCTTCGGAAAACGATTGTTGGCGGGCGCGTTCTTGTTCAATGTTGCCAATGCGAATTTCGGATAAATCTTTTTCCGCTTTAATCATGCCTTCAATTTGTTGGCTTGATTGGTAATATTCAGGATTAAATTTATCGCCACCGGCTTTTTCCAACGCTTCCTTGCGTTGTTGTTCCAACTCCATCAATTTCTTTTCCAGGGCAAGGCGTTCTTCGGCGATCTTGTAATCAAACGAATTCATCTTGTACCGTTGCCCTTGCAACTCTGCGCGGCGTTGGTTGAAGATTTCCATCTTCACCACATATTCGCCCATCATTTCCATCATGCGTAATTCTTTATCGCGTTGGGCGTTTAGGTAATCGCGATCCTGTTTTTCCTTTTGTGTTGCCGCATCAACGGCGGTTCGATAACGCATTTCGATTGCGTTACGCATTTCCGAACTAATGTTTCCTTTGGCAAGTGCATCGGCGCGTTCGGCAGTTGCCTTGGCAACTTCTTCTTCAAACTTCAACGCAATTTCACCCAACTTGGCTTCGGTTGCCTTGCCTTGCAACTCCCACATACGATATTCGCCCCGGCGTTTATCAATGTCCATTAGTTTGCGGCTTAACTCTACCTTTGCGCGTAGTGCGGCGGCTTCATTGCTTCCCTTTGTGCTTCCTGCGGTTGAAGTTGCGCCCGCGCCACCGGCTTCGGTTTCGGAATCGGCGGCGGCAATTGCTTCTTCGGTTTGATCGTCAAAAATCTTTTTAGCGGCGAAATACGATGCCAATGCCGCGCCCGCCATCGCGATACCCTTCACACCCTGGGCGGATTGAATTGCAATGCCCAGGCTTGCGGTGGTTTTCAATGCGGCGTTTAGTGCCTTGAATACCGCAACCAAACGGAACATACCGTTTATTACGGCAACGGAAGTAACTGCCACCATTGCGGCTTTGAAAGCGTTAACGCTTGCAATCGCTTCACCGCCGGAACTGCCGGTGAAAGGCGAAAGGAATTCAGCCAGGGCAAGTTTTAAGTTGTTGTAAGTGTTATCAATCACATCGCCCAATTCAGCCAGGCGGCGCATTGCTTCTTCTTGCTTGCGGAATTCTGCGCTTGATTTGCCTAGGGCTTCCGCAATGCCTTCAATATCTTTTCCAAGTCCGGCTTTGCCCAGGATTTCTTTTACTGCCTTAATGCGTTCGTAAGTGTTGCCAATGCCGGAAAGCCCTTCGTAAACCTTACGAATAATTTGATCCGGCGAACTGCTTTGCAACTCGCGGAAGGAAATTCCCAAATCTTCGAAGGTTGCGATTGCCGCATCATTGCCTTCCTGGGCGGAAGCAATCTTCGAAAACATTGTGGAAAGAATCTTGTTGGCATCTTCCGCTTTGCCGCCCGACATAACAATCGCTTTTTGGAATTGCAGTACGCGGGCAATGCTCAAATCGTAAGACTTGGCAAGATCATCAACCTGCCCCGCCATATCCATCGTTGCCTTTGCCAATACGCCCATCCCGGCAAGGGATAGACCCATCGCGCCACCCAGGGCGTTAAAAGTGTTCTTTAGGTTTTTAAGATCAATGCCCAGGTTGTTAAACGAACCTTGCAAATCTTTGGCTTGTTGTTTCGCCTTGGCGGTTGCCTTATCCCAATCAACCGTTACCAAACCCAACTTAACCGATAGTGATCCAATTACTGCCATGATTAACCGCCTTTACCTTTATTCTGCCCCCAATTAACTTCCGCCCAAATTGCTTGCCCCAATCGCGCAATCACGCGATCCGTATTGCTTGAAAGCGCAGGGCGTAAGAATGGGCGGGCGGGTGTTCGGGCATTGCCGAATTCCTGGGAAATTGGGGCGCGGCTTTTGTTTGCCCAAGTTGCCTGCAATCTTCCCTTTTTGTTTACCACGAAGTTTTGAACCGAATCTTCGCGCAGGGTGGAAGCGGTTACCCGCGCCATGAACATTTCCCCGGCATATCGGTTCGAACTCTTATCGCGCCCCTGGGGGCGGTGTACGCGCAAGTAAATGCGTTCGGATGTTTCGCCCGTATCTTTAGGGGCAAACGATTTGGCATCCTGCAATACCGGTTCCATCGCCCAGGCAAGTGCCTTGCGCCAAATGCGATCCGTTTTGCCTTTGCCGATTTCTTCTTCCAATTCGCCCATTTTGGCGAACAATTCTTCGAAACCTTCAACGCGGAATTCGGCGTTACTCATGCCTTAAACCTTTCCTTGTTGAACCCCTTGGCTTGCGCCATGAACCCCAATAGGTTCGCGCTTACTTGTTCTTCGGGGGTTGGTTCGAAATCGGGATTGATTAGGTATTCATTGATCCAAGGGAATATTTGTTCAACGCGGTATGCGGGCGCACCCTGGGGGCGTATGTAATTGAACAAAGCGGTGGTGATCGGTGCTAGTGCATCGAAGATCGCTTTGTTGCCCAACATTCCTTCCGCATACATGATTTGAATATCCCCGAATAATTCTTCATCCAATGAATCAACATATTGTGTTGTATGTCCGTTAAAAACCATTGCCGCCGTTACTTGGCGGCGCAGGCTTCGCCTTAATTTTTTTTTACTGTCTTGTAATCAGGCTTAATCGAATTCTCGATTGCCTTCAAAATTTCTTGCACCGCAAATTCCGGGAATTCTGCGGTTATTTCTTCGTAAGTTTCGGTTACCGGTTCGTTGGTTTCTGAAACTAACAGGTGGAAATATTCTTCAACCCTAGTTTCTTCGATTGCCGCAAAATTGGCAATCTGTTTAACGGATTTGCCATCAACAATAAGATCATCTTCCAAAACTTCGATTGCTTGGCGATCCTTGTTAATGGCTTCCAGGAATTCTTTGCCGCCTTCTTCCAGGGTTTTACGCAAGGGCGCGGCGAACTTTTCGTAAATCTTGGCAACGCGATCTTCGGAAGGGTTCACGATTTTTGCGGTGATTTCTTCCATTTCCTTTTTCAAAGGAACGCGAACGCGAATATCGAACTTCACATCGCCCAGGTCAACGGTTACCCGTTTGATCTTGGATTGATCCGCAACGATTTCGTACGATTTGCCTAGTTTGTTAGCAAGTTTTCCCATTATTCTGATCCCTTAACAATCTTTGAGTAAATGGCATTATTCAGGCGAACGGCGTAATCCGCACATTCTTCCGGTGTCATTTTGTCTGCGTGGTATTTGGCGATTTCATACGCGATATGAATCCCGGCAAGGCGTTGTTGCGGGAAGCCAAACCAATTTTTCTGCCCGGTATTGAACTGCGTTACCAGGAAGGTTAAGAGTGCTTCCGAATTGTTCGGAAGTTGGGAAGGTGAAAAGGTAGTATTGTTTTGTGTCATATTTTGTAAAAAAGCCCCTGGGAAGGGGCTTTCCTGGTCAATTAACTGTTAGACCAACCATAAGCGTTTCCGCCGGTTGGGTGAAGCGTGAAGATAAACTTACCTTCTGCGCCTGGGCTTAAATCCCATTGCAAGCCACCAACGCGGGCGTTGAAAGCGTACGCAACGGTATCAGTACCATCGTAAGCGGCGATCACATAAGTACGGATAATCGTACCGTTGTAACCGTCATCACGAATAAGCAATTGTGCAGGATCGGCAGGATTCCACGCGGCGGTAATGGTTAGCGAAGTAACCTGGTTTTGCGTGGTGATCTTTGAACCCGTACGCGCACCGGCAACGGAATATGCGGCGAACGCATCATCCGCACCAAAGGCGGGGATTGCTTCAACCGGAACTTGAATACCTGCACCACCAACACCACCGGCGGCGGTTCCAATGATCGTTTCAGTATCCGCCCAAGTACCCAATTCAGAATCGGTTAGTGCGGTTGGGTTTGCGCCGGATTGCGCCCAAAGGGTTGCAACATAACCCGGAAGAATTTTGTTAATAAGTGCCATTTTTCAATTCCTTTTTGAAAGTGTTGAACAAAAAATTCTTGTCATGTTGGTATGTCCAAGGTGCAATCCAAAACAATTTGGTTCAACCCCAATTCATTGTCGTATGTATTGTAAAGCCAATTCACATCGCACTTGGCAACCCAAAAACCACTTGCGCCGCCAAACTGCCCGGAATATCCATGTAACGATTGTAATATCGTGTTGGATAAATTGAAAGCATCCTGCATGGATTGGGCAAAGATATTCACCTGGAAAATCGGGCGATCAATGCCTTTATTGCTTTGCGTTTGTCCGGTATAAACCGGTTGATGCACATTCCGCAAATTCCAGGTTAAAAACTTGGGTTGGGTTGCGAAATTGCGGTTAAAACTTGCGTAAACCGGCGTTCCTGTTACGGTTTGCGTCAATTGATATTGGATCGCTTCCCCGTATTCGATTGGATTATTTTGTTGTGCCATGATTACACCGGAACCACAGGATCATTGCGATAACAAACAAACGATACATATTGCCGATCATTTGTTTCCCGGCAATCTGTAATTCGCCAATTCTTACCGCGCCATTCAAACGAATATTGATCCTGGTTATCCACAATCGTTTTCATGTTCGGCGTGTAGTTGAACATGAAATTAACCAGGTCAGCGTAAACACGATACCGTTCGGAAATGCGAAGTTGGTTGGATACATCCGAAACCAGGGCGCGGGATTCGAACCACAGGTTTACACCGGTGGTTTGTTCGCCCAGGCTTGAAACGGTGGTTGCCACCGTTTTCACCTTCACATTTTCGTATCGTTTAATCGTCATTACATCACCAACGGTTTATATGGGCGCAATAGCATCGTAACGCCAAACGGGATTTCCGCCTTCATTTGCACCGAATCGCCAACCGTAGATCGCGAATTGTATAGGTGAGTAAGCAACATCAAGCCCGCTTGTTTTACCACCGGGTATTGAGCCGCGAACGCCGAATTAACGGTGTATTCCACTTCGATTGGGTTCGCCACATTTTGCGCCAATGGTTGCGGGATGCCGTTAGTAACAACAACCCGGCTTCCCGATTGATCGAAAAAATAATTGCTTGCCGCCAAAGTGCTTTTGGTTGCCGCACCCGTTCCGGTGTAGTAACTCACCTTGTTAATCGTAACCCCAGGCGTTTGCCCCTGGTAAGTTGCGCTTACTTCGGGCAAATCCAAATACACCGCCGTACCCGTAACCATCAAGCCAGGGTTGCCGTAATACACCCGGTAAGTTGTTGGGAAGATTGCAAAGCCCACGAAATCTTCGATTGCCATCCGCGTTGCCAATTCCAAGGATTCCAAATATCCATCCTGGGATTCATCCTGGAACAAGTTAAGTTGTTGCGTTATCTCATCCAGGGTAAGCCAACCCGTACTTATATCGCGGTTGATTTGTTCAACCTTTTCGTACGAATACGGGTTGCGCGTATTGGCGTAATACGGGGCAATTGTTTGGTTTTCAACCGCCATTTTTACCCCCTAAATTAACCAACTAGGCGAACACCTGCGAACACATCCAGGATCGTTGAACAAACGCGCTTTTCAGCGAATAGGTAAACAAAGCCAGGGGCGGTTTGATCGAATCGCGTGATCTTCATTTGTTGATTGTCCGCAATCGTAACGAAGCGTTGCCAATCAGCAAGGTACACCGGGTAATTGCCGGAACCCGCAACATCCATGTACGGGTTAGGGATCACACGATGCCCGAAGATATGAATCACCGCGCCGCCATCTTCATCGCCAACTTCCAGGAAGTTGTTTGCGGTGGTGCTTGCCTTCAACTTACGAAGTGCCGCAATGGTGGTTGGGTGCATCATCCAACAAGTTGTTGGCTTGAATAGGTATTGGGCAGGCAATGCGCCCATAAGGTTTGCCAGGTCATCATAAACAACCGCACTTGCGCTTGCCTGGGTTACTTCCAACACCGTATGAATACCGTTGGTAATCGCGCTACCGTTCGAACCGAACGCCGCCGCGCTAGTGCTACCAGGATATGAATTCAACCCGCGCAAACCACTTGTTGCACCGTATGCGGTGGTGGTACTGCCGGATTGGTCATCGTTAAACATCATCGAATTTGCTTCGTTTTGCGAAAACTCCAAAGCCAAATCCATAACCAGGGTTTCTTCCAGGTTATCAATATCGGAAAGGATCGCAGTACGAACCGGCAACACCGCGTTTACATCGCGGATCGGAAGTTGCCAAAACGAAGTTGCCTGGTTGGGCGAACCTTCGTTGGTGTTTACACCGTAACCCCAAGGGTTCGTTGTATCGGAACTGTTACCCGTTTTCACCACGAACGCTTGATCGGAACCAATCGTTGTGATTTGGCGGGAAACCATGCGGAACGGGTTGGCGTAACGAAGGGATGCAAACGCATCATCGTAAATTAC